ACTGGTTTGCAAATACATCGGCAATTTGGTAAATCACCGGGTAATCCCCGCACTTCTTCCCCGTACATTACCCCAATTACAGGGGGATTGTCGAATGAATATTCATTACCCGACATTCTAATATGATTCTCTCTAGGCTCCTTACCACCGCCCGAGTGGATCCATATAAACTTTTTTACCCCAAGCGTTTTAAGCCTTGAAGTATTAATTGATTGATAAGCCTTGCGAGTTTGATCTAGCGCAACGTTTCTCGCATGACGAATATTGCCATTGTATTTCTTTGTTAGGAAAGGGACTAAATCCTCCATTCCTTTTCCAGTCGTAATACTCCGCATAACTTGACCCTGAACTTCGGCAAGGTACTTTTGCGGGATTACTTTGATTAGGTTTGCAGCTTCTTGGGTGCTGGCTTTGATTACATCGTTGATCTGAGCATTCCTGAAGGAAGTATCGATCTTAAAATCCTCAGCAGCTTCCTTTAACGAGAAGCCAAGCGTTACGGCTGAGTTCCGAATAGTGCGCTCTATCATGCGCTCTGTTGAGCTCTTGGCAATAGCATTAAACCGCTTTGACCACTTTTCAAGCAGCCAGTTCAACAAGATTCGGGCTTGGCTTGAAATGGACGCATCCATTGCATAGCCGAATTTGTTTTCTTTAAATAGTTTCTTGAGCTGCCTCTCAACGTCTCGAGACATTAAACCAATCAGGTCAACTGTTGGCTTAGCATAGTCGGCAGCAATGCTTGCATTAGGTCGTAATGCTCCACCGACTATACCGTTTGACTTCTTAGTTGCCTTTGGCATTTTCTTTGACTTTGCCCCAGTTTTCTACATACTCGGGAGTCATAAGCTTTTTAGCCTTGGCATCATTCTCAGCGTCTCGCTCGTCTTCGAGTTGAGCAAAAGACTTATTACCAATTTTTTCAAGCCATTTTTTCTTGGCTTCTTCAAAGCTAGGCATCTTTTTCTCCTTTCTTTTTAAGGAATAGTTCCCAATAAGCAGGGTGCATTCGACTCTTGCCAGTTTCGTAATTACTCCATCTTGCCTGAGTAGTATAGATCAAACTGGCTGCTTTGGATTGAGACATTGAGCCACGAGCAGCAATAATTTCAGGGGGTGATGGCACATATCCAAATCCACCACGTTTTCGTTTATTCATTGAAAACCCCTCTAGCCACTACTTCAGCGAAACATTCACGCAAATATTCATTGGGAATATTGGCAGCATTAAAAACTCTGCGCCCAAACTCAAAGTATTCTGCTCTTTTGCTTGCATCCCAGTCAATAGGTGGACGATACAAAATATCGCTCATGTTGCAAATTTTGTCTGCAACTTTTATCAAACGAGCTTCAGGGCTCATCATTCCGACCCTAACAACTTGGGCATCTTTACGTTCTACGCCATGCAAATCGGGCTCATCGCTAACTTCTCCGACAAATCCAGCGACTCGTGGACCAAACATTGAGCCGATAACATCCACTCCGACACCGCAATCTTCTACAACATCATGCAAAATCGCAGCGCAAATAACGTCTTCATCCTCAATTCCTGCCATGCTCAACAACTGAGCGACTTCAATGGGGTGACGAATATAAGGTGATCCCTCTGCGTCACGTCTTACTTGACCGCTATGCGCTTCAGCAGCAAAGGCAACAGCGTCCAAGACTTCTAAGTAATTCATTTTTTTCCTTTCGTGAACCAACAACTACATTATACCACTTTAGCATTGCCCCGAGGGGCAACGATTAAGCTGCCTCCCTTTCGGCAACACCATTCACGAAATTCCAAAATTGCTCTTGGCAACTGCCACCAGCAAATTGACGATAAATGATATTGCTACCGTACTGATTGAAGCTTTGGTTATAAAAGCTACCAGCTTCGTTTGCATCTACTGGAGCGTTTTCCATTCCAGCGTAATAACCTCTTACGAAGTCCCAAATCTGTTGACGCAATCCAGCACTGATCTCGTTACGAACAAAGACATATTTCACTTGGGGAATGTCCTCACGACTATTGCTGTATTCGTAAATATCTTCCATACCATTGAAATTGCCATACTGGAACTGGTTCGCATACGCTTCCAAGGCTGCCACTGCTGCAGGTTGCATATCAACAACGCTGACATTCACACTGCTGCCCATGCTGTAACTTTCGCTCCGCACACTGCCAGCGATACCATTCGCTCTCATGTATTGACGAATCATGCTGGCTGCTTGGGCTGGAATACTCATTTGACGTGCCATTTTCATTTCCTTTCGTGATTAATGAAGACTACACGTTAATAATATACTAACTAGGCATAATGTCAATAGTTTTTTAATCTTTTTTTGAGTGTTGTATTTTTGTCATACACCTAAAAATAAATAATAAATCGCTTGACGATATGCTTAATAAGCATCATACTAACCATGTAGTCTGATTTTTCACGAAAGGAATCAAAATGGCTTTCAATGTTTATGGGGTTCAAATTGTTGGGATCGCCCAAGCCCAAGGTATGTATGCCGTTGCTGTTGGTAACGGTCAAGTAGTGATCGCTGCTGCAATCGCTGATGTTATCGCCCAAATGCAATATGCGGGGGTTTGATATGAGCTTGCCAATTTACGGTTACGAAGTTTTTAACGTCCAGCAAGCCCAAGCAATCTTGGCATTAGCAATCGCCAAAGGTCAGGCTGGCAGAGCTGCCGTTGCTCGATCTGTCATCCAACAATTTCAAGGAGCCTAAAAATGGATTATGTTGTCGATATTTACGAATTGTCTGACGAGGAACTGTTGGCAAGAAAAGAATCTTTTGATGCCGTTGCCAGCCCTAACGCTTTGGACGGAATCATGATCGAATTAATCTTAATGGAATTAATGTTTAGGGGGATACCAGCATGATGTCATACCAAGAATTGAAAGTCTTTTCCAATTACGTTTATAGCTTTTACGGTGCTGGCGGGGTCTATAACATGAATGTCCCAATGGAAATAATCCGTCAAGCAATCCGCTTCTTGCAGTCAAAGGATGGGGGAAAGTATCGCTGCGGATCTCCGGTCATTGGTGATTCATTAGATCGTGAACACGTCCGAATGATTTTGGAGGAGCAGTACGGATATTCCGAATTAATCGTTTGACACAATGCTAAATAGGTATATAATTAAGTTGTAGTCTCATTTATTCACGAAAGGAAACAAAATGAAAAAAGCAAACAAAGTAATCGACAATCAGGTCCAAGCCATCTTCAACAAAATCGGCTGTGGCATTCAGTTCAACATTATGGACTTGGGCAAAATTGCCGATGCAGCCAAAAATGTTTTGATCGCTGGCGGGGACGCAATAGCAGCCGAAGAAGCAATGGCTGGCGCAATCGCCTTGTACCGAGCTAATTGAGGAGAATTAAAAATGATTCAACTTGCACAAAACAATGGTCGTTTTTACAAAGTAAGCATTCGTCAAATGAGGTATTTTCCAGTCAAAAAAGTTGTTGCCCTTGCTATGCTTGCAGACGGCAGCGCAATCGAAGTTCCTTATATGCCCTTTGGCAAACCTGAGTATGCAGACGCTTTCTTTAAAGCTCAAGAAATTATCGAAGGCTTAAAAGTTTGTTAACCTAAGCCCTTCGGGGCTTTAATGTTTTAACTAATACTCTTACAATAAGAGTATTCACACCCAACAAAAAAGGATGATTATGAAAATCGGTGATTACCAGCTAGGACCTGACACAATTTTTTATGTAACAGGTGACGATCAGCAGCCAGTGACAGTAAACGCAGGTGGCGATATTCCAATGTCGGCTATTTGGATTAATGGTCAGCCAAAACCATTCAACTTAGAGGGTGCATTTTTATTGCCTTGCACCCCCGAGTCATTTCAAGACTTCATCATTGAATCCCAAGCTGCGGAATAAAGCTGCTTAGACCTTGCGTTTAGTTTAGCGACCTGATTGACCTCTGTTTTGGTCATTGGTCGCTTTTCTCCTGAAGCCTTGCCAATGATTGTGCGGACCTCTTCATATACAGCATGACCTTCTCCATGCTTCACTTCAAGCATTGATTTCATATTGACTTGAACTTCAACATAAGAACCTTTGACTTCAAAGACCATATTTACGTCACGATAACCCGATCCACCAACAGAATCGGCAGAAGGATCTAGCGTATTTTTTAGTTTGACTGGCTCGCCATACTTGGCTTTGATTGCATCAATGGCTTTGTTTGTGTCTTTCAAAGATTTAATAGAAATAGTGGTTCTCAATAAATCTTTAAGTTTTGATACGTCACCATCGTACTCATTAATTACTTTTTCGACTGCCCGAGTTGAACCTTTAAGAGGAACAACAGCAGCCTCTCCACCCAATTCTTTTGCAATCTCTGCGTTGGTAGAGTCAAAAAACTCCTTGTTCGCTGCAGCTTTTTCGTAGACATCCGTAAATTCCTTTTGCTTTTCTGCAGGAAGCTTATCTACATCATTTTTTTTCAAAGCCTTTTCTAAATGACCTTGATTAGCTTTTGCAGTTGGAGCCTTTGGGGGCTCTGTTGCCACTTCTTTTTTGTTTTCTTTTGCAGTCGGTGCTTTTGGTTTTTCTGTAAGAGCTGTCGAAGAAGCTGGAGCTTCAATCTGTGAAGTTGCCTTACCTACTGGAGTTGTATTAGCTACGCTTGCACCTGAACCAAATTGTCCATTGTCTGCTCTAGGATGGTCTCCTTCATGCCATGTGACGGCATCCTGAGCAGTTTCAAACTTTGGGGAATCATTTTCTCCTACCTCGGGCTCTTGTTGAGGTGGGTTTGCTGTGTCTTGTACGCTTTCAAAGTCTTCCTCGGCTTCTTCTTCGCCTTCAGGGTTTTGGTCTTCAAGAATGCCGATTTCGTTGTAGCCTGACTGTTTGTCAGTTGCCACACGTTGACGCTCATCTTCGCTGCTGATAGCACCCGAACCGATAAGGACCTGACCTGCTTGAGCTTTTGCCAAATTGGTTGCAGCCAATTCTTCGGCAGTTGGTGTATCGAGTGGGAGCCAGTTTAAAGTGGTTTCGCAATCGATCTTCATTTTGAGCTGTGGCTCAACGAATGATTTGATAACTAACGCATGATGACGCTCAGCGAATGGGGTCAAGTCGTTTGATTGAATTGACTCGAGCATTTCGTGGTAGCTGGCTTCCTCATATTCGCCAGTAGCATTAAAACCTT